GCGAAGGTGGCGTCTGTGTATATATTAGTCATATTTGCGTTAGAATTAAAGTCAGCAACAACTGCATCATTACCATTTACCGACCCCCCCGTTGTAAGTTCCCAATATGAACTACCGCCATTAGACTGGTCTGATTTATGACGGAAAGCACCAATAACACCTGTTCCCCCGCCCGATGTATCTGCTGTCACAACCTCAATGCCGCCAAATACATAACCAATTCCTGCGGCTGTGTTCGTGTCTTCTAAGGTTAGAATAGGCGAGGCTTTGTCTAAAGTAACATCCCCCGCGAATGTGGCGTTTTGTGAGGCATCTAGGGTTAGTGCTAAAGTTCCTGCTGTGGTAAACCCTAGTTGGTTAGTTGTTAGGCGATACATGCCCGTATCAAGGTCATCTCTAAATGTAATTGTGGGTGATAATGCAGTGCCGTCAGCGTGAAGCATCCTGCCCCAAGACCTAACATCTTGTGTTCCTGTAACTACACCCAGAACGGGGGTATTAGCATCATTGAAAATTGCGGTATCGTATGATGACCCTTGCCCCGTTAACTGTAATCCATAAACCGTGTTGTAGCCCATAGCTGCCACATCTCCAGAAGATGTAACTCCTGTTGCGTTTATGGTTAACCCACTAACATCCCCCGCGAAGGTTGCGTTGCCTGAAGTGTCAAAACCTAGATACATCGTATCAGAAGAACCCCATAATTCCAGAGGTGCTTCACCTGCACTGTTAGATGCTTGCATCTTCATGGTGTAAGGCGAGTCATACATCTTAGAAATATTGGCGTATCTAGCAGACGTTGTCGTAGACCCATTGAAGTGTATTGCCGCCACATCTGTCGCTGTGGAGGGTGAGTTGACTAGCAGTGTTTCACCGTCAATAGTAACATCACCCTCAAACGTAGCCTCAGTATCAGTAATAGTAAGCTGTGTACTTGTGGCGTTATCGTCAATGCCTGTGGATTCAAAACTAGCAATAGTTCCTGTCATTGTACCGCCAGATTTTGGTAGTGCTGCATCTGCTGTTGTACCTTGTGCTGCTGTAGCATAATCAGCAGAATCAAATGCTTTTACTTGTGCAAGGTTTGTAACCTCACTGTCCATCAAAGCACCTGCGGCAGTAACATTAGCTGTGTCAGTAACATCAGCACTTGCTTCCACACCGTCTAACTTAGCACCGTCTGTTGCAACGTCACGACCATCTACTGTGCCATCTACAGTTATGTTACCTTGTAAGTAAGCATCTTTGTATTTCAGTGAAGCTGTACCTAAATCCAGTGTATTTGTTGTTTTAGGATTTACATTAGTACCACTAACAACAACATCCTGTGCGGGACCGACTACAGTAACCGGTCCACCTTCTGCTGCAGTACCATCGTGGGTATGCCCCGAAGTGGAAAACGCAGATTCTACTGCATCAAATTCGCCATCAAGGTCTGAAGCATTGACAACATTGCCATCTGCAATATTGTTACTAGTATCATTACGTGTGTAACCTGTACCCATTTTATTTACCTTCTATCGTGTGTTGCATACTCAGTTGTTAGTGCATCTAATGAGTATGGGGGGTCTGTTCCATCGGATTCAAATTGAAAAGAAACTGCAAAGCCAGAACCTATAATTTGAGACTCAAATAATTTTAATAGCTTTGCTCCGTACACAGCTTCTCCATATACTACTTCTCCGTAAAAACCGGAAGTACCTCCAGTGTTTGTAAATGTAATTGGAGTAGGCTGAATAGTTCCTTGCGTATCAAAGTCTAATTTTAAACTTACATCAAAATTTACACTTCCTTGTGGGTCCGTGTAAAGAAATAATTTGTAGAATGTCTTACGTACTCTAGCATCCTGCATTGGAAAGTGTGGTGTAGCAAAAGTAGTTTGAATGTTTGTGCCATCAAAACTATTACCGGATTCCATCTGATAAAGATAGCCATCATCATTTGCAAATACAACAACTTCAGTAGCTTCATTATAGTTACTTGCAGCTACATATGCTCTTATGCCTCGTGTTTCAGCAAAGCCAGTATTAGCACCACCTTGTTCAGCAAATTGTGTAGCAATAATACCTTGAGCATTTTCCTGTGTAATATTATTGTTAAACCCAAGTAATCTGTATTGAGACTTTTCCCTAATAACACAACTAGTAAAATCTGTATTTGTAGAAATAAAGTCTGTCATATTAGATTGGATAACTTTTGAAACTGCAGCTAGTCCAAAGTCTCCAATACGGTCTGTAGCACTTAACAATCTTAAACCATCTACAGCAAGAAACATTACGTCTCCGCCAATTTCTTGTATAGTATCTCCTTCAAGACATCCAATATCACGAGTAATAGGTTGTAAATTAAAGTTAGCAATACTGCTACCTACTAGTTGGTGTATCTGTCTTTCTGTAAAGATAATTAATTGATTACGAAATACAGTAAGTCCTGTTATTACACCGTTAACATTAATAGAACCTGCACCTGCTGCTACATCAAAGGCATCGTCATCATAAGGAGCAGTAAAAGAAAGAGTACTTCCTTTGGCAAAGAACAAAGCATTTTGAAAGTTAACTACATGAGTAGCTCCAACAACATCGGAAGGAGCACTATTTAGTGCAACAAAATCTGTGTCATCATATAGCGCAGGAGGATTATGGCCATCTACTATTACTATTTTATCTGTGCCTGTAAAATTATATTGTGTAAATCTTACTTTAGTAGCATTTTCTCTATTTAAAGAAATAAACGTAATTACTGCATCGTCTGCAGGACTACTATCAAGCGCAGGATTAATACTTAAAGTTGCTGCACCGGAAGATACAGAAGCATCTGTAACCACTGTGTATACTAAGTCTACTCCGGCAATCTTAAATACATCCCCTGCTTGAGGTATTCCAGTAATGCCATCTACAATTAAACTTGTTCCAGTTTGACTAGCTCCATTTACAAGAGGAGTACCGTAATCGTACGTATTTATTTTTGTAAAGCCACTGCCTGTTGTTTCAAACACATCTGCATTTTTAGCAACAATAACTTTACCTTCCCAACTTGCTACACCAATAGCACGATAGTTAGATGTAGTGCTTGTGAATGTAACTACTGCAGCATTTGCAGGGCTTGTAGCAAGGCTAGTTGTTAGTGTTAATGTAACCCGGTTATTTGTAGCATCAAATGTTACACCGCTTGATGCGATTGTGTAAGTACCTGCTACACCTTCAATGGTAAATGTATCACCTGCTGCAGGAGAAGTATGTATAGCACCTAGAATAAGTGTAGTGCCAGTTTGACTTGCTCCATGTACAACAGGCTCACCGTATGGTGGAATAATATTACTGTCATACTTATCATAACCTTCGATACGTCTATAGCCACCTTCAATAGATGGTTCATAGTTACGAAGAATACGAGCAGAGCCGGGTGCGTTTATCCCTTGCTGTAAAGGGCTTAAGTTAGTAATTAAACCGCCACGAAACTCTACTGGGTAGGTTTGCCATTTATCCATTATAGAGGAAGCCTTGAGTTATTCCTACTGCCTCCACCGGTATTCTGTGGAATAAGGTAAGAACGTAAATAACTATACCTATTAATTAACATTGAACGCATACTCTTAATGCCATCTTCAAACTTTTCTTTAGCAACTAACGCATCCTGTGTATTGCCTCTAAACAAGTAGGCGTAGTGCATAGCACCATCCACAATAATATGTCTAAATCTTTCCGGTATGGGTGGAACATCATTATATTGTTCCATATCTACAGGAATACGGTAATATTCGTACACTATGCTATATGCTTGGTTAGGTACTGGAGTTACTATATATTCTAGTGAAGGTGCTTGACTCACTCTTTGTGGTACACCTTGACCGCTTGTTGTAGCTTCGCTATTATACTCTTGGTCAACAAGCTTGTCAAGATATTCTTCATAAGAAATAATTGGAAGCTTAACCGTAGAGTTACCTAGAGTAGAGCTTTGCTTAATTCTAAAACTATCAAAGTCTATTACCTTGGCATCTGCAGGAAAAGGATACCGGGTTACACCTATAGAGAGTGTGTCTTCCTGTTCTACGTGATTAAAAGGCCACTCATACTGTGATTGATTTATGTATCTAATAGAAGAAGTAACAGCATCTTTTGCTTGACCGTAAAAGCCAGTAGCACCTGCAAAGTTAGAAGAGGTAAGTTCTACTTCGTTCAATCGTCTGTTGATGTCATTTACTAATCCAAGAAAGTTGTATGCCATATGATTACTTCTCTCTCACTCTAAGTTTGATTGTTCTTTCTGCAACACTGCCTGTACTATCCGTCATAGCACACGTAAAAGTATACTCTCTATTATTAACTCCGCCTGCTAAGTTAATTGTAGCTACTGTACTGGTAGTCGTTTGAGCAACATTTTGTATGCTGTCAGTAACTGAACCGCCAGAAGCAGTGGTTAAATCTTGTCCTGCAGCAAGTACAGTTTTACCAATGTTATCTGTTTTAACGTACCATACAACAGAAGCAAGAGTAGCAGTATCTAAAAACCTAGACCAATCTACACTATAGTCTAGTGTTTCGTCTTTATCTTTAATGGGCCAACGGTATGACATTAGTATAACTCCGATATATATACAGTACGTTCTTCTGCAGAAGACTTTCTTTCTATGTATATTGTTCTGTTTTGAAAAGGTATTAGTACAGTGCGTTCAGCTACAGTAGACATTAAAGTGACCTTGGTATTAAAATTGTTCTAGTAGGACTATATACACTAGCTTGAGCTTGGAAATCAAAAGAAGTAGCACTTTGAGTAGTTGTTCCTATTGATATTGTCCCATCTATACCTGCAATATTTACACTACCTTGTCCAGATACAGTTAAAGTATTTACTGCTGTTGTTGTAGCAACACCTACAATTGGTACTCTAGTATTTGCCCTAGTAGTTATAGTGCCTACTGTAAATGTGCCTTGAACTCCGGTAAGAGCATGAGTATTGCTGTGCTCTACTGTACCAACGGCATTTGTTGCGGATACGCCAGTTAGTACTTTACTAACATTAATTTGTAGCGTACCTAGTGTAATTGTTCCTCGAACGCTATCTAACGGTTCTGTAAGGTCAACGTTAAATCCACCTACAACTACCGGGGCAATTCTTATTGTTGCACTAACGCCTAATACAGAAACTCTAGTAATGCTTCTTACTGATACGCCACTGCCGTTAACTGTTGTACTAGCAGATACACTACCTAAAAATTTTGTAATATTAACTGTAGTACTATTTACTGTAGAAGTACTAGCAACACCAGAAATACTTACTGAAGCAGTTACTGAAGGAGTAAGACTACCAATTGTACCTGTAGCAGTTACTCCGGATAAAGAAGCAGATACATTTACGACCCCGTATTCTGAGGAACCATATATAGCGGTTCCGTAGATTGCTGATACAGTAGCCATTATGTATGTCCTATGTTATACCAATAACCGCATTACTAGCATCGGCTGCAGGAAATATAATTGTTAAGTCACCTGCAGTAGCACTTACAGTACCACCAAAATCTATTACGGCAATTGCCTTATTTGTTTGGCCTGCATTATAAATAATACATCCGTCTGCTGAGACTGTAACATCACTAAATACTTCATCTGCAAAGTCTATGATTGCGGTAGAACCAGATAAAGAAATAGTAGCAGAGTCAAGTACCTGTCCGCCTGCACTGTAGTTAGTGCCGGATGCTTCATCACTATTGCCTGTTACGTCTGAATAATTTGTTGTACTAGCATTATATGTGCCAGTAGGGGAAGTTTTGATTAAAGCTATTTTAATAGAGTCAGTATCTAAATCATGGATACCACCCAATATTTCTGTCTTAAAGCTATTGCACATTGCAGTTGTGATTGCCATGATTTATATATCCTTTGTTTCTAAGTAAGAATGTGGGGGACGGTCAGTGCGAAACCTAGCCGCCCCCTCACACAATTATTTATGCAAGAGCATCACGGGCTACTTCAGAAGCATCCATAACGCCAATGTCATTTACGTCCATGCAGACAGCCCATACACGCAGTTTACCTGCAGTAAGAGCATCTTCAGTGACGAATTTTAGGTCGATAGTATCGTCAGCAGTTGTGACCATAACTTGAGCAGCTTCGGTAGCAGGCGTAGAACCATAGTCCCCGTCTGATGCACCAACAATGTCAAGACCATCAACGTACTTATCAACAACACCGCCTGTGAAACCTAAGTCAACAGTAGCTGTAGTACCAGTAGCTGAAGTAACAACTTCAATACCCGCAGAAAGAATAGCTGTACCTTTTGGTACATTAAGCATTGTTTCTGTGTCACCGGCTACATAGTCAGCACCATTAACTGCGATTTGTGCAGCAATGTCGAGAGTGTTTTGAATTAGATAAGGCTTACGACCACGGGCATCATTCCCACGGGCTACGTTATCAGCGGCTGTATATCCAGTCATATCTCAACTCCCCTTATGCTAAGTGATAGATGGCATTCACAAGACCTTCAGGGCGAAGAATCTTACGGCCATACAAATGCATACCACGAACAATGTCAGCAAAGCTGTCAGGGTCACGGTACGTTTCAGTTTTATTAATCTGCTCTGCAGTTGCAACAGCAGAAGAGTGTCCTGCAACAATAGCACCATAGTTAACTGCACTGTTTGCTCCTGCGAAAGAAGAACCAGTACCTACTGATGGTAGATTGTTTGATGAGTACACAGTAAAACCATGAATGTTATCGCTAACAATGCCGTTCATTAGACCTGAACCACCGAAGTCAGCATTAAATAGACGAGAGTCTTCGTCTTTCAATACTTCGATGAATACTGGGTCAAGAACAAGCCAACGGCCTTGTGAGTCAACATTTTGTTGGTCAAGCTTACGGGCCATACGAGCAATAACTTGTAGTGGGTTTGCATCACCTGCGTTAGTTGGAGCAGCACCTGAACCTGTACGTGGAAGGATAGCAATAGCTTGTCCTGCAGTACCACTGTTGAAGTCGCTAGCATCCAATTTCATGCTTGCAAGTAATTCATCTGAACCTGCAGTTGATACTGCTTTAGAACCATTAACAACATCGTTAACGGTGTCTGCAGAACCATGTAGGGCAGATTGTTTAAAGCCGGCAAGATAGCCAAGAACGTCTTGGTCAAACTGGTCAGCAAGGCGGTACGCAGCACGGTCACTTGCAAGTGATTGGAAGTTTACGTGGCTGTGTGCTTCTTCAATGTCATCGACTTTAAATGCAAAGTAGTTTGCTTTGTCGATAGTTAGATTGAAGTCTTCATCGTCAAGGTCTTGTGGTGTGATAGTTGTACCACGCTCATAAGCCTTTACTGTGATTTCCGGTTCTTTAATAATCTTAACGGAATCACCCATTGCAGCAATTTCACCAAAGTAATCATTGTTGGTAATTGCTTCACAAACAGCGGCCTTGCGGAAAGCAAGTTGCACCTGTTTGCTGTAAATAACGGGAGAAAAGTTACCGTTAGGAAGATTGTTATAACCAGAGGCTGAATTAAAAGCCATAATAGTTTCTCCTAGATTGGTAGTTTTGTCCGGAATTGGACGGGTTATTTAACAGATGCAAACTCACCAGACTATATGGGAGGCTGAGTTACTATGGGTGCGTATCGTATTTAGTCGGCCAACCAAATATTCAACGGGCCATGCTTGTCAGGTAATCCGTAAGACTGAGATTGTTTGCGGTACTAAGTGTACCCATGTTGCGCAACACAGGTACACCTAAGTGTCTCTAGTTATACTTACACATAACTATTTGTCAACACTTTTTATCTGGCAGAACCAGACATATCATAGATAAACTTTCCACTACGGATAGCTTCTATAATTTCATCAGACTTCTTCTCATATTCTTGAGGAGACATCTTGTGAACTTGAGACTCACGTAAGTATGTAGACGACTCATTATCTTGCGGTTTACTACGACTGTTACGAGAGTTAACTGATTTTGCTGCATCTTTGCCAGTAGAAGATTTTTTAGTTGTAATATCTTTATCGGCTTTGTACAAGTCTATTGCTCTTGCAGCAGACCTAGCATCATTATCATTTTCATATAAGGCGTTCTGAACCCATTGTGGTTGTTCTTCTGCCCAAGTGTGGAAGTCATCACTGTCACGAATTTCCCCAAAGTCCGGGTGTAATCTCATAAGCTCTGCTTCCGCTTTTTCTTTTTGTGCATTGTACTGCATTTCGTCTACTGCTTTTATTCTGCCCTCTAAAGCTTCTGATTGCTCTTTAGCTTTTTTAATGGCAATAGTCTCAACGATTGCTGCTACATCTGGATACTCTGCACTCCACTTTTCTAAGTCTTCCTCAGAGGTAGGAAGTTTTATCTCTTTACGTGTGGCACTGTCTAGCTGTTTTTTAAGCTCGTTTATTTCAGACTGAAACTCTTTTTCTTTTTCTTGTGTGTGTCTTCGCAAGTCACCATAACGCTTTTTAAATGTTTTTTCTTCTGCGCTAGTGGGTTCAGCTTCTTGTGCTTCTTCCGCAACTTCTTTTGTGTCTGTAGCTGTTTCTTCCGTTTCGCCACGCTGCTCTTTAAGTAGTTGCTCTAGTTCTTCTTCTTCCATTTTGCGTTTTTCTTCGTTAGTATATTTACGATTTGCAAACGCAACTTTTTTAGGTGACTGCATTTCTTCAGCCATAATAGCAGGTTCTGCCATTTTCTTACTCCTTATGGGGCCACCGTAGCCGGTTGAGGGGGGTGGGTAAGCCAGTTAATCTAACGAATATCGTGTCGTTAGTTCACGTTGTCTAACTGTAATACCTTCATTGGTAGACAGTTTAGAATACTTTATGCCTGTGGGTTTTCTTCTGTAGCAGCTTGTAGCTCTGCTATATCTTCTTCTGTTACAGATTGACTACCCACTGCAATAGCTTCTTTAAAAGCTTCAGGATGGTCTGTCATAGCATCTACTAATTTTTCATCTTTAGCCATTTGATTTACTATCTGAATTGGTGATAGTCCACGCTTACCGCCTGACTGACGATATTCTTGTGCGGCTCTTTGCATGTCTCCTAGAGGACCTTCCGGGAATACTCTTTCACCCGTTGGTGTAAAGAACTCAGGATTTGCAGCGTAGAAGTTTGACATTTCTTTTTGACCACGAGCAGTATTCTTATAATAATTCATTAACATTTCTTCTTCTTGAAGACCGTCATCGGTTTTAGGCAAATTGTCTGTAGCTATTTGGTATGGATTTCTTGGAGGAGTTATGCTTTTAATGTAATCTCCATAGTCCATGCCTGTAAAACTTTCAATAGCATCTCTATATGCATAAAAACCAGAATCCTCTAATCGTTTTTTATCTAGTCCTTTATGATATTTATTCATTCTGTCTGCCGCACTTTCCATGCC